ATGTCGGCGCGAGCTGTCATCAACACTCCACGCGAAGACCGAGAAGGTGACGTAATCGTACCTCGAGGTGTTCATCTCGAAAATTATCGCAACAACCCAGTCGTTCTTTGGGAACATGGTCTGGGAGAACTCACACGCCCGATTGCCAAATGTCAGCAGCCCGACGGCAAACTCGCTCTGCATGTATCAGATCACGAAATTACAGCCACTTCATTTTTTACTGACAAGTGTCTGGAATCTTTACAGATATTCCACCTGATCGCAGAAGGCCTGGTGAGAGCAACTTCTGTGCGGGCCCTGCCCATCAAGTCTGCTATTAGAAAGACATCAAATGCAGGTTCGGGGATTATTCTCGAAGAATGGGAATTGATCGAGTGGTCCTGGGGGGCACTGGGAGTTAACCCCGATGCGATCGCTCGAACACTTGATCGAGGGACTATTGAAGGCCGGAAAATCACCGCACCGCTCTTGAAGTCACTTCAGGCAGTTTTACCTGCTGACCAGATCTCAATTCCAGGTTGGTCTGCTGCGAATAAGACGAATGTCGAAATCAGTCGATCCATTAAATCGACTGCCTCTCAACAGGCTCATCATCCACCACTTTCCGATTCTCCAAAAGAAGCACAGAGCATCTCATTTAAGTCTGCATCTAATGAAACCTGTGAAGCGGAAATAGAGGTTAAAGACAAAAACCAGCGGATACCATTAGGCGCTCAACTGCTTCGATTCATTTCAGACTCGATCAGTCAGTTAACAGATCAGGTGAGTTCTACAGAAGCAATTCTGGAAAACGAACGAATTCAACAACGTCTGAAACCTTTTCTTCAGGCACTTCAAGACGAACAGAATGATCTGAACCAACTTTATCAGAAAATATATAAGCATCTCCCTTCCCAGAGTGACTCTGAGCACACTCCTCAGAGTCCTGATTCAATGAAAAGCCCACTCCACTCAGAGTTTCCACTTTTGGTTAAGGAGACACAACTAAACAGATTCGCAAATAGTATGGGATCACCTCAACTTCAGAATTACAAAACACTGAGAGGTTCAAGCGATCAGCGTCAGTTGATGGAGAAAATCCTGAAGGAAATCCAGTTACAAAATGACGCACCAGTCAGCATCAGTAATCAGAAACTTGAAGAGCATGTTGAGTCACTTTCGAAATCACTAGCGGTGCTTCAACAAAAGATCTGCGATCTACTACCTGCTCAGAAAAAGTAGTTTGACAGTCTCATTTATGCGAAATCGCAGTCGCTGCTTTCTGTAAACCACCATCTTCACCCTTCGTTCTATTAGAAAGGACATTCATATGTCTGATACTCTTGAGGAAAAAGTAAAGTCCCTCTCTTCCAACATCGAAAGTCTCACCAAAAGTGTCGATCAGTTAAACGCCCCCGATATCAGTGGCCTTCGACATGATGCACAGGGCAGATTGACCAGCTATTGGGAACAGGAGGAAGAAAACTCCACCAGCTCGAAAAATGTAAAGCAACAACGTATCAAATCAATGCGTACTTTTCCCAGCGGATATCAACCTTATTCCGAATTTAAATCTTTCGGAGAATTTATTCGCTGCGGTTTCAAAGATCGAAGCGAGCTGATCTCAAAAACAAAGAACTCCTGGGGTAAGTGCAAAGCGATCCAGGGAATGTCGGAAGTTGTTGGAGCGGATGGTGGAATCGCAATCTTACCTGAATTTCATCAGGAGATTTTGACCCACATCTACCAGAACGACATTTTCAGTCGCACCGACCACTACCAGGTAGCCGGTAATAATATGACCTTTCCAACGGATCCAGAATCCAGTCGATCCGATGGTTCGCGCGCTGGTGGTCTGCGTGCCTACTGGGTTGGAGAGGGAGATCCCCTCACGGGTGCGGCTCCCAAGCTCGGTGAGACGACATTAAAACTCAATAAGCTGGCTGTTCTTGTTTATCTTACGGAAGAGCTTATCAACGATAACGGCCTGGCACTCGAAGCGTATGTCAATAAAAAAGTGACTGAAGAAATGGAATTCATGCTCGGGGAATCCATCTTCAACGGAAACGGAGTTGGAAAACCACTCGGAATCATGCAATCATCTGCCCGGGTGACGGTTCCCAAAGAGTCAGGACAGGCAGCGAACAGTATCGTCGCTGAGAACATCCTGCATATGTGGAGCAGAATGCGGGCTTCCTCTCGCAAAAATTCTGCCTGGTTCATCAATCAGGACACTGAACCGCAACTTCATCAAATGAGCCTGGGAGTTTCTACCGCTGGAGGCCAGTTAGTTTATATGCCGCCTTCCGGTCTGTCAGAGGCATCTTACGCGACCTTAATGGGACGGCCCGTGATTCCCACTGAGTTTAATGAGACGCTCGGTACCGAAGGAGACATCATGCTCGCCAGTCTTGATGATTACATCACCATCAGCAAAGGAGGCATCGAACAGGCAGAATCGATGCACGTCGAGTTCCTGACTGACCAGCTGGCACTGAGGTTTATTATGCGTATTGATGGCAAACCCTGGGAAACTCAGCCATTGACTCCCTACAAAGGGACCGCAACGCAGTCCAGCTTTGTCACTCTGGCTACGCGAGCTTAATCCGGCCTTCCACACTGCACATTCATAATTTTCTACCTTAGATAAAAGGATTTAATTAAATGTTCAATCAGGAATTCTTAGAATCGCATGACATCATCCCCGCCTTCATGCCGGTTGACCTTTCTACGGCTGTCAATACGGGAGATCGGGTGAATCTTAAAAACTATGAACGTTGCGTTTTTGTCATGCTGGCTTCAATCGGAACTGCCGGCGATGACCCGGTTATATCAGCGCAACAACATGATGCGGCCTCTTCCGGTAATTCGAAAGCCCTGAATTTCACACGCATCCGGCACAAAGTCGGTGCGACTGACATCGACGCCATCGGCCAGTTCAGTCTGGTCGAGCAAGCAGCAGACGCCAGTTATGACTCAGCGACCATTGATAGTGCAGAAAATGAGTCGTTAATCGCCATCGAAGTCCAGGCCTCCGATCTGGACACAGATAACGGTTTCACTTTCGTTTCGTTCGATGTTACAGATGTCGGAAGTAATGCACAGCTTGGAACGGGCTTTTACATTCTGCAGGGAGCCGGATACGTGAATGAAATCAGGGATTCTGCAATTGCCTGATTCTCTTCATACCAGTTTCGTCATTTTTCTTTAAGGAGAGATCTCCATGGCGCGCAGTACCAGGCAATCTGTCAGAGACACTCAAATAGACAGTCTGGCAGAGCAGATTTTCATACAGATGTGTGCAACGACGCATCATGGATTTGATGCAACACACTATGTCAGAAAATCATATGAGTTCGCTCAGGCGTTCTTCCAAAATAGAAATGAGACCAAACTGACATCTCACACTTCATCGACAACTAAAACGGCGAAAGAGGAATGAACTGTTTTTTCATCCTTCCACACCAAATTGAAATTGATAAGCAAATACTCTCAGTAGACCCACAGAAGGCTGTGAAGTATGACCTGGACGACTAAGACCACAATTAAAACATTGCAGGGAATCAGTGATTCATCGTTGGACTCTGTGATAGACCTGCTGATTTCTCAGTCAGAGGAATTGGTCAAAGGCTACCTGCAGCGGGAAATTGAACAGGCAAGTTATACCGAGTATTACAGCGGGACCGGAACCCCAGTCCTGGTTCTGAACCAGAGTCCGGTACAGTCTGTTACATCAGTTTATATAGATCCCAAGGGGTATTACGGAGATGGTACAGATGCCTTTCCAGAATCCAGTTTGCTGGTACCAGGGACGGATTATGTTCTAAGAAAGAATAATGCTTCAGCAACAGAAGTGAGTGACAGCGGAATTCTCTACCGACTGGGTACAGACTGGAATCGTCCTCAAAGGACTCAAAGAGGACAACTTGCCAGTTCTCCTGGAATAGGAAAAGGAAATATCAAAGTCGTTTATATCGCAGGATGGGAAACCGTGCCAGCGGATATCCAGTTTGCAACAAACAGGCTGGTCACTGCGATGTTGGAATCACGCAATCATGCAGGGCGTATTCATTCAGAGTCCATCGAGGATTTCAGCTACACCCTTTCTGGATCTGAAGCTGAAGCCAGTTTGTTGGATTCCATCAAAGGATCCCTCTCGCGATACCGGAAGGTGGTGCTCTGATGGTGTCTATCCAGCAAATGGACTTGCTCTACCTTAAAGTTCCGTGCACAGAACCGATCACTCTAACAACCAGGCGTGGAGTGAATAATGACTCGATTACTTCGGCCACAGTCTCTCATGCCTGGATGAGAGATCTTACTCGGAATGACGTAGCCAAAGGCCTGGTGACTTCTGCTCATGAGGGGATCGTCTGGAATATCCCCAACGTGTTATTGAATGGGGCAGAGATTGAAACCGGGGACACGATCACCGATCAGAATAGCGTAGTCTACAGCGTGATGTCAGTCACCCGTGTCCGTCTACGAACACATTGGCGATGTATCTGCCGGAGGGCGAAATGACTGCGATTATTGAAAGTATCCTCACGACAGTCCGGTCAGAAATACAGAATCTAAATCTGACTGACATCGCCAATGACCATGTGCATATCCAAAAAGTTCCTTCGACTCGAAATTTTCTGGTTACCGATTTTCCTGCGATTCTGATTGTAGCTGGAACACCCAGGCATAATCCTTCACAAGGTACAAATTTGAGGGATCAGATCGAATACCAGGTAGGAATCTATATCGTTGATACAGACAACCAGAATCAGACAGCCAATCGAAACAAGTACCTGAGTTGGTATGAAGCCATTCTGAAACAGTTTCGCACACCTCGTCTGGCAGGCGTCGACACAATCGTAAACAGTTATGTCGCTCCCGGGCTGGTGGTCGACCCCAGCTGGTTCGAAGCGGGAGAATTTCATGCAGGAATTACTCTGTGGTTTATCAGTTGGGAGACACGCGAATGAGTTATGAAATTGAAGTGAAAGCAGCAGAATTTATCAAAGTCAGCACGAATGTCTTTGGTGGCCTGCGTTTTAAAACCAGCAATGTTTCAGAGGCAGTCGAACTCTATGCCGATCAGATCAGTACGAATCGGAATCACTTCTCAAGCAGCGATGTGCAAAGCCTGGCAGGGTTCAATATTAAAAAAATCAAGGACCATTCACGATGCCTGAAACAATTACAACCAGCGAACTCAGAGAATTCCTCAATGGAGTCGTCCAAAGACTAGCGGAACCTCAAGCTTCGGACATCCTGAGTAAGTGGAATGATGATCTTGCAAGTGCTCTGGGTGAGGGTTTCTTAGACAGTCAATCCTCTGGTGGAATTGCCTGGGCACCTCCTAAACATCCCAGACCTCCCGGGCATAACCCAGGCACGCGTCCTCTGATCGATACCGGGAAGCTGATGCAGAGCGTCATCTCAAACAGCTCAGGACATATTGAAACTGTGACACAGGATTCAACATTGTTAGGAACCAGTGTGTTTTACGCAGCCTTCCACCAATACGGAACTGGAACAATTCCTGCTCGTCCTTTTATTGGTATTTCTGAGGACTTACAGGATTCCGCGGCCGAAAAACTGCGAGACCACATAATGACTGTGATAGACGCTATTTAATAATAAGGAAACAATCCATGACTTTAGGAATCGGAACTTTTACGCGTGTGGCGATCGACTCTGCCCTTCCTTTCGACACTAGTTCAATCCCCATCGAAATTATTGATTCAGAATCGCTCATTGAAACGCAGACGATCGACGAAACAGGAGGCACGACTGGTACGACCGAGCATCTCGCTGAACGAACCAGACTGGGTCAGAAACGCTGTAGCGGCTCTATCAAACTGGCTGCGAGCCGGTTAGCTCTCGACACATTGCTACCGCTGATCTTAGGTGGTGATGAGAGTTCAAATGAATTCGGCCTGGAAGATTCACTTCCGGAATTCTACATGATGGTCGATCGAGACGAAAAAGTTTACACATACTCAGGATGTAGAATTGCTCGCGCGACATTTACCGGCTCGTCAGGGCAGATGGTCTTTATCGAGCTCGACATCGAAGCCGAAACAGAAACAGAAGGAAATGCAGGCACTTTTCCGACGTTAGCGACACCGACCGAAAGTCCATATCGCTTTGAAGACGGTGTCCTTACCTTGCAAAGCACTACTCGCGAGTTTAGTGAATTCAGCCTCACGATTGAAAACCAGTTGGATACAGAACGATTTGAGAATAATCTCACGCGAGTGGACCTCCCTCTTCTGGATCGAGTCATCACGCTTTCAACTAATCACCCCTGGAGTACGGATAACCTGGACTTAATAAAACAGGATCTCACCGGCGCGGGTGGATCACTGGTATTTACGAACACCGAAATCACGAGCAACATCCTGACGTTTACGTTCGGTACGATTCAGTATCCCTCAAAAACTCCCGGAACCACTAAGGCGCAGGTTACTCGATTGCCTCTGGAAGGCATGGTTCGCAAAGCAGGCAGCACTCCCAGTCTCATTGTTACCAACGCACATGCGTGAACTCGGCACATCATTGATTTCATGCAATTCTTGATCTGAGAAAAGGAAAAACACGAAATGTCTACATCACAGGCCAGGGCCTATATTCCAGATGGTTATACAGAAAACGGATTGATCAAAGAGATAAAAAACGTTCACGAAACCGTACGGTTTCAATATCGTCCCGTACTTCCGGAATCGGTACGGGCGTTGATGCACAATTATTTCGAAAAATCGGCGAAAGCGCAAGGTGAAATTGTAGATCAGACTTTAATGCGACAGCTTATTGAGTGGGACCTGCAGGATCACCAGGGCTCCCCACTTCCAATCAACGCTCAAAACCTAAAACGAATTAAAAAACCACTGAAAGACCGTCTATTCAATATCGTGACCTGCTTTGATGGTAGCGACGATGATGTAGATGGGTCTCAAGAGGAGTTAAATGACGAGTCCGACCTGAATTTTGACGAACTGTTATCTGGTGAGTCGGATGGATCGGGTAATAAAACGGCGAAACAGGCAAAAAACTGATCGCAGGGGTAGAGTTGATTTTACTCTACCCGCAGTTTGCAGTGCGCGACTGTATCCACTGCTTGAAATATGCCTACAACGACACACCTGGCACTGAAGGTTATGGAAAAGTTGAAACACATAATGGCAGGGCAGATGGAAGGCCAAATCTCAGGCATCAAAAGCATCTGCCACTCTGCAAAACTCCTTCTGGCTGTCCGAAGGGAACACCAGAGAAACAGAATACATTAACCCACAGAAACATTCAGGCATACTTGCATTATCTCGAATGTAAAGCTGTCGGAGCATTTCCAGATGATCCAATTGTCCGCAGGAACGCCCGATTAATCCAAAGGACCGTTGATCAGTCTAGCGAGAAAAAGAGATTTGAAGAATTGGTCGCGCTGATGGGAGCTAACAGATCACAATGATTAAAGCAGCCGAAGCACAACGAAATGTTGTTATTCAATTAAGCCTGGTCGCAAATCCTAAGAACAAGAGTGTTGCCGGGAAAATGATTAAAACTTTCGAAGAGATAGAAACAGCGGCAATTAAGGCGGCAAAGGCTGCCGCAGATATTCGCGTTAAAATCTCGGAGAAAGAACTGAAAAAAAGAGAACAGTTTAATAATGAACTCTTGAACTCAATTAGTCGCCTGGGAGAGGAAAGCCTTGAAGAAAATCAGAAAACGAATAAAAAGGTTGTCAGTCAGCTCCGAAAAATCACCAAAAGAATGAAAAGGATCTGGGAGAGCCTGGAAGACGCGAAGACTGATAAGACAAAAAAGGAGTCGGACAAACGTGAGAAATGCCTGGAAAACGAAGCCAAGGCTTCTGAAAAACTGAAAGCAGCACACAAAAAACAGCTTGAATCACAACAAAAAGCAACTGAAGCGGGCCTCGCTGCTCTGCAGGGAGTGATGGACCTCACGGAAGGCCTGGCGAATCTGGGTCTGATGAGCGATGAGAATTTCAAGAAATTTGAGCAAGGCTTCCAGAAAGTTGAAGCGGGCTACAAAGCACTGAAAGGATTCACCGAGCTGGTCTGGAAAGGCCGCGAGGCTCTGACCTCGCTTAATGAAGCGACACGAGCACAGGCAACAGCAAACGCCCTACTCTCTGCGAGCAATACCCGTGTCGCTGCGACACAAGGTGCGGCTGCCGTCACTGGTGGTGTTGCCGGCGGTGCCGTAGGAACTCGCGGCGCTGGCGGTAAGATTGCGTCTGAGGTCGGCGGTGCACTCGGGGCAAAGATCGCCGGGGGCGGTGGGCTCTCTCTCGGTGCAGTCGCCGGGGCCACAGCAACGGCCACTGCTGTTGTCGCAGCTGGTCTTGCACTACACGAGGGGCTGAAGACATTGATCTCTGGCCTATTCGGGGCCAGTGAAAAAACAGAGACGCTCACCGGGGCTGTGATCGGCTGGAAGAACGCCGCCGACAGTGCGGCGAAATCTGCCGAGGATCTCCATAAAGCGGAGGAAGCGAAACAGCGAAAAGAGCTGCAGCGGGACCTGTTTACCGAGCGGGCCGCTCAAGAGGCTGGTTATCGCTCGTCGGCACGCGCCACGGCAGCACTGCAGGACCGGATCAACTACGAACTCGCCCAAAACAACAACAACCCGCTCGATTCAGCAGAGCGGACACGCATCGAAGCACTGCGTGAGGTTAAAGCCGCTGAGCAGGAGTTGCTCGAATTCCGCGAAGCGGAAAAGGAGCACATAGCAAATGATGGATTTGCTTCAACAGAGGGTCAGCTCCGAGTCGCCCGGCAACTCGAAGAGGCGAACCGATACTTGATCGACGCAGACCGGCAGCGGCTTTCCGTTCTGATGGACCAGAAGAAAGTCGCCGAAGATCAGGTTAGGGCGAGCAAGGATGCGATCAAGGCAGCGGAGGATGCCCAGAAATCGGTGCATCAGCGGTTCGCCGAGCTGAGCGGCTACAAGCAGGAACGCCTGAAAGATATTAACCGCCGCAGACAGGCGGGGGAACAACTCTCCGATCGTGATATCCGCTTCCTGGAGAGGACACCCGGATTCGGTTCGGACATTGTCCGCGACTACCGTGCCCAGCAGGGGATCGCCGCCGGATCAGTTGCCGTTGCCGCTGGTCTCGGCGACGGGTTCCGCGATTCTCAGCAGGCCGAAGCCGAAGCACGGAAGCAGAAACAGGAAGCGGAAGCACAGAAACAGCGGGTCGTCCGGGAACAGAGACAGGTCGAAGATGACCTGCTGGTCGGATCGAACCGCCTGAAGGAGCTGAATCAGGAGCAGATCGCAGCCCAACAGCAGGTTGATGATGATCGTCGTCAAAAACAGGTTGAGCAAAACCGGGTCGATAATATTCCTGAGTCTAAAAGTGTTTTCGGTCACTTTAAAGACGTTGTGGGAGAGTACACTAGCTCGGACAGTATTACAGGTAGCGAGCTTCATCGACTCCTGCGAACAAGCGGCGCGGCCACTGCTGCAGCATCATTCTTTCTTGACAATTCACTTAGCCAAGAAGCTCAAGGAAAAGAGCAGAATCCACAACAAAAAATAGGGAATGCTACCGATCAGGTCACACAATCCGGAGTTGGAGTCGAACAAGCCCTGCTGGGATTACTCGACGCAGTATATGGAAGTAACGAACGACTAAAGGAAGCGGTCAATAACAGTGAGTTGATGCGGGGGTACTATAGTCCATGATCTTCACGTACAACAACTACTCCCACGCTGAATACGAAGTGACCGTTGACGTCGCGAAACGCGGCTTGGAGAACCCGTCCGGCTTCGTCTACGGTGAGAGCATTACTTTAACGATCGCCGGTATTCTGCAGGGTGACTCGCTAGCTGACCTGCTCACGAAGCAGGCGGCACTGTCGAATGCTTACGCGAGACAGAACGGAAACATCCTCTGGCAGTCCGGGGCGACGAAAGTTCTCAACATTCAAAGCGATCAGACACTCTACGGTGTTCGCGTCGTGAAACCGCCGAGCTTCGAGCGAGGAGCGGCCCCAGGGGAACTGGTGAACCGTCGTCAGTATCAGATCGTGCTGGAGGCTGCATACCTCTACGACACGTCAGTCGGCGTGAACGGCGACCCCTACATCCTGGACTACGAATCGCAGCTCTCGACCACCGGAACCGGTGGACCAACGTTTGCGCATCTGGCGACGATCACGGGACGATTTCAGAAGCAGCAACTCACAGAGACGAGCGTCGTCACGATTCAGCAGAGCGGGCGACGCGTCGGCCTGCTGCGATATCCGACACCTGACTCACCACTGGCACATCTTGCAGACTTCGAAAAGCTGGACCGCCGTGTCATCCGTCAGGGGAACCCGCGACGCATTAACAACAACACAATCGAGTACCCAATCTTCTGGAATTACACATTCGAACGCAACCAGCCATTCCCGGCAGCACCATAACAAAGGAATGATTATATGGCTTCACCAATTTGGATCGGCGGCGCCCCCGCTGTGGCTCAAATCGACACGGTCGCTATACCCACGGACATTGAAGCGGGGCAGACAGTTACTTTCACCATCGGCCACAAAACGCTATCCGTGACGCTCACAGGAACCACACAGTCCGCCGTGGTAACTGAGTTGATGGCAGCCTGGAACGCCTCGACAATCCCTGAATTCACGGAGATCACCGCCTCAGTCGGGGCCGATGCCAACGACGAGGAAGACGGAACTATTAATCTCACATCGAGAACAGCTGGTAAGCCGTTCGCCGTCACCACTTCGATCGGATCAGGTAACAATGAAAAACAGGTCATCACACTCGGGGGAACCGCAGCGACGGGGGGTACTTTCACCCTGACCTTCAACGACGAAACCACAACCCCTATCGCTTACAACGCATCGGCGGCGACTGTTGAGTCAGCGCTCGAAGGGCTGGCAAGTTACAGCTCTGGAGACTTCACAGTGACCGGTTCAGCAGGTGGACCGTGGACCGTGGAATTCATCGGGACGCTGGCCGGGACGAACGTCTCGATCATGACCATTGACGTATCTGGTCTGACCGGTGGAGTCAATGAAGTCCAGACAATCACCAGCCCAAACAACCCTACGGGTGGGACTTTCCGGCTTGGGTACGGTGGGCAGTGGACGGGCAACATCGCCTACAACGCGAGTGCCGCTACGATTGAAACCGCTCTCGAAGCACTGGGAACCATCCCGACAGGGTCGGTCTCTTGTTCAGGTGGGGCACTTCCGGGAACCGACGTTACCGTGACGTTTCAGGACAATCTCGGATATGCAGATGTCGCACTGCTTGAAGTGGATTCTTCCAGCCTGACCGGGGTTACCGGGACCGTGACGGAGACAACGGCCGGTGGCAGCAACCTGGAAGACAAGACGGTCTACTTCTGGACTTTCAACGAAGATTCCGTTGTGAGCGGGAATAACTACTACCCGTTCTCTGATGAGATAGCTGCTTCAGTTCTAAGGGGTGCAACAGCAAGCTACTCCACTTCCTCTTCGTCGTTCCATATCACTGGCGGGATCGACGAAAAATGCATTCAAGGTGGATCTTATGCCTACACTGTCCACGATTCGACAGTTGGGAAGTTTGATGAAGATGAGCCGTTCACAATCACTTGTTGGGTGAAACCGTCCTCACTCGGTTCGAGGTCTGTTCTTGTGATCAAGCACTCAACCAAAAACGACGGTTCGAGCTATCCGTCAACTTTAGATTCTAATTATGACTTCTCCTTAACGATGGAACCCAGCGGATATGTGAAGTTTGATGTACTCAAGTCTGGTGGGTTCCACACAAAGACCACTACAGGAACGTTGGCTCTTAACACCTGGAATCTCGTCACCGCGATCTGGGACCCTGACAACACCACCTTAAGCATCGGAATCAACGGGGGAGCTCTTGAGAGTGCAACCGGTCTCACTGTCGGCGCAGCTGCGGCAAGTTCAATACGTTACCTCTCTGTTTTGACACAGTCGGTTCAGCAGCTTTCAGGGTACATCGATAGTGTGGGCATTTTTAACGATGCCCTCACTCTCTCGGAATCGCGAACAATTTACGCAAGCGGTTCGGGTGAAGATTACCCGTTCCCATCAGACGGCAGCAATGAAGTGCAGACACTCGCTCTAACGGGTTCTCCTACTTCTGGAAGTGTGAATGTGAGTTACCAGGGAGTCGGAGTCGACATTCCATACGACGCAACAGCAGCTGAAGCTGAGGCTCTGCTTGAATCCATCTCGACCATCGGTTCAGGAAACGTCAGTGTGACAGGCGGCGACTGGCCGGGAACCGCGCTGGTCGTTGAATTCATCGGAACGCTGGCCCTGACGAACGTCGAGTCGCTGCAGATCGACACGTCAAGTCTGGTGATATCGGTCTCGGAGACCACGAAGGGGGTTACCGCCCCGACGGGAACCTTAGAAACAACCGTCACTCCACTCTCACAGTCGACCACAACTCCGAACTCTGGCCCGAACTGCTGGGACGTTGCTGCCAACTGGAGCACGAACACAGTGCCCGTCAACAGCGATACGCCCTACATTGCAGACAGCGACGTCGATATTCTGTACGGACTGGATCAATCAGCCGTCACTTTGACAGAACTGCACATCGAACAGACCTACACCGGTACCATCGGGCTCCCACGGATCAACACCGACGGTGGCACCGGGAGTTCTTACTTTGAATACCGTGAGACTTATCTCAAGGTCGGTGCAACAGAACTGTTTATCGGTGAAAAAGAGGGGGACGGCTCGGAGCGAATCAAGATCGATCTCGGTTCGGTTCAATCAACTGTTCTGATCACCAACTCCGGTGATAGCCCGGACGGCAACACCCCGCCGATTCTTCTCATGGGGACACACCCCAGCAACGTGATCAACGTCAACCGCGGGGAGTTGGGAGTCGCCTACTACCCGACAGAAGTCTCTACAGTCGCCACATTACGCCAGGCGTTCTTCGACGACGCGACCGACGATACGACGGTATATCTCGGGGCCGGGGTGACCGTCACGAACATCACCAAAACGGGTGGTGTGCTCGACATCAACTCGGAAACCACAACATTCCAGCAGACCGCCGGCACTACCACCATTCATGACGGAGCACACTCGGTACTTAATATTCTTGCGGGGATGGTGAATTACAACTCCACCGGCACACTCGCAGCGGTCAACTTGTCAGGGGATGCGGTGCTGGTCTTCGATCAGGATGCCCGTCCGAAGGACGTCACTGTGATCAACAAGTATAGCGACGATTCGGAAGTCTTCGATGAATCCGGTTGTATCACCAGTCCAGTCATCCAACTGCACAACTGTGGTGACATGAGCACTCTGCACATGGGCAAGGACTTCAAGCTGACCTTTAGTACAACAACATAAGGGGCGTCATGAGTGAAATTCACGAAGGGGTCGGCTCGGTTTACTATCCGGGCATCAAGCAAATTGTGAGTGCGAGTTATTCCCGCTCTCATGGTATTACGCCCGATATCTGTCAGATACAGATGGCACCGCAGACACTGGACCCATCCGACCCAGATTACACACCCATCGAACCGGATGGGTATCTGCTGTTTCAATTTGAGGCTCAATCTGTCGAGGTCAATTCACTGGGAAACCGTTCGACGAAAACCACGCAAATTCTGATTCAAGGGTGCCGCCCCGACCGAGCGAATTTCCGCCGTTCTGGATCTTCGGAGATATGGACGATCCCAGTATTTGACCGCCGCTGGAAGTGGAAGTTCGGTAGTTTCTCCGGCCACTGGAACATGAAGAAAAATGGTGTGATCGAGATCCGCAAAGAGCGGACAGTCCGTCAGCTTGCAGAAATGTGCCTCGAAGCGATGGGAGAGAAGAAATACAACACCAAGGCTCTCGACCAGCTGGAGGACAATAAAAAGCTCAAGTACCGCAAAAAAATACGCCCCGAAGTCCACTGGGACCGTATTCCACCGGCACAGGCTCTGAATGATCTCGTCACGTCACTGGGTTTTCGTGTCTGCCTGAAGTGGGACGACACGGTATCGATCGAGAAATACGGCGAGGGGGCACTGCTGTCGACGGATGATCTGCTGTCGGGTGGCTTTGAAGCTGATCTGCCGGAGGTCTCAAACTCTGTGACTGTTGTCGGTGGTATCACGATGCACGAAACGATCTGGTCGCTGGAAGCAGTTGGACTGGATATCGACGGGATGTGGCGTCCAGTCTACCACCTGAGCTATGTCCCAAAAAACAAAGACACAAAGCAACCTGACTGGCGTCTCACAGAGCCGGGGGTGTTCGATGGCATTCTTGCCAGCTATCAGGATATTGAAGATCAGAAGGCTGACGGTGTACCCGTTGATAAAGACGAGTACCGCAAAAAGAAAGAACAGTACAGCTTGGCGCAACAGACTGTCTATCGGTCATTCCGTCTGAGTTATCCACTCGGCACGAAGGAAGATGAATTCCTTCGCAAGAAATACGACAAAATCGGTGTCGAATTAGCCGAAAAAGTCAATGAGGGTCTGAGACCAGGCGACAAGAAGTATGACGATCTGCTCATAAAATATGAAGAAGCCAAGCGAGAACTGTTCCTGAAGTCGGAGCCAGTTATCCCGGGACCACAGAAAAAAGATCCCCGCACCGGAAAGCTCGGCGACTACAGGCTCGAAGAGTTCGAGCAAGTGCTCCCCTGCTTTAAGACACGGGCGGAACTGACCGTTGATTCCTATACCGGGAAGCTGATTCGCAAGCCTGCCGAGATGGCTGGTTTTTATTACAACACAAACAAAGTCAGCAACACCGACGACCCGTCAAATCCGATCCAGAGTGTCGACGGCGGCAAGTTCGAGATCGTACCGGATCTGGGGATCATTCAGTTTAGCGAGCCGATGTATCGCATGATTCCGACAGTGATCAAAGTCGGGAAGAAGAAGTCCGATAAGGAATCGCTACCCTACTTCGCAGAACTGTACATCCAACTGGCCACCCCACTGAAAAACACTGTCGGCGAACCAGCCCGGTTTGAATACAGAGAAGAACTCGACAAAAAGCACCGCACGACTCCCGCGAAGCTCCCTGGCAATCTGAAGGATCAACCGAGGAAGGTGCCCATTGGAACCGACACAAAGTTGATCGTGAAAAACGAGATCGTACAGGCATATCAGGCCCGTTATACGATCAAGGATCGGAACGGCGTTCCGACCTATTCGTTCGTCGAGGTCGTTGACAATGTCAAAACCGAAGAGCTTGAGAAACAGGCACTCGCCGTGATCGACGTTGAAAATCTGCGAATCATCACCAAGGGATCCGGATCCGGTGTGTATGCCGGGCTCAAGAAAATCAATCTCGATGGAGCGATTCACCAGGTGACAATCTCGCGTAACACAACAGGCGGCATGACGACGACGGTTTCCCGTAACTCAGAAGTGAATCCAGTCGTGCCGAGCTTTGACGAGCGGCAGCGTAGAAACGCCCTGAAAGAGATGATCAAAGAGCGTGGCCAGAAAATCGACAAAACCCAGCAAGTCAACCCGGAGGCCTAACAATGTGGAATTCAGCAAAGGAGTCACCGGGTCTATGGTTTACCTGCCTGAACGTCGGCGATGACTACGAAGAGAAGGACGACCGCCGCGACGACATTGATCTGATCATCCCGGACCACAGTCTGGTCGAGATTGTCGGGGTACGAACCTTCAACGCCGATCATTTCGTGCTGGAAGTACGGCTACCTGTCGGCGGATACGTCCCTGGTCAGAGCAGCGGCGAAGCGCGGTATGTCACAGCAAGACGGAATTACGCATTCACTGGACCGAAGGTGATTCCAAAAGGATACCAGGGGCGACTGACGTTCCCTCCCTGCCTCTGCCGCTTCGAGGGAGAGTTGACCGACATGTCGAAGATTCACGGCAGGTACATCAGGCCGGAGAAGTCCGACCTGTCGGACGCGATGCTGGATCTCTATGAAAATCTGTTCGGCAGAGGTGTGCTGCAGCGTCTGATCGGCGACCCGAAGGGGCACCTGAAGCTCCCTGATGCTCAGGTCAGCCAGAGTCAAGCACCAGCGTGGAACGCATCGGGCATCTATAAGTATCACACCGGTGAGAAGACTAAGGGGAAACCTGATGATGAGGACCCCACGAAAAATCTGCTCGCGATGATCACACCTGCTGAGCAGGACCCGTCGCCGAGTGTGATCTTCCTGACCAAAGAGGCGGTCACGAATCAGACGTTTCAGGAAGGAGTCGTATCAGTCGAACTGCTGGAGTACGTCGACCCGGCCAGCCCCGACTGGAATCATAAGTTTCTGCTCGACTTCTCGGGGGTGTTCGGCCACGAGTACGCTTTCTCGATCACAGACGGCTACGGCAACACGGTCGGGCCGTTCATCATCACGACAGATGGCAGTGATATCAAGGCGGCCCTTGAGGCTCTACCCTGGGTGGGAGATGATAACGTCGCGATCCACACGCCGGGGCCGCTGACAGGCCGATTCATTATCGAGTTTGTCGGCGATCTGGCAGGAATTCGCGTTCCTCCGCTCCACTGGCAGCGAGTGGTCACCGTAGGCACGCCGCCGGTAAACCTGCTGGGAGGTGTCCCAGAGATCCCGCCGATCACGCAACAGGACCTGATTGAGTACGACTATCGGATTCTCCCCGGCACTCACTCGGTGCAGATAACACAGGCTTCGCGTCCGATGACCCGCGACCAGATGTGGTACGGTTACGGGTTCGGGTACGCCGCCGGTTTTTGGGGCTACGGCTGGGGATACTACCCCGGTGGTGGCTACGGTTATTACGGTGGCTATGGCGGCGGCCCCTTCGGTTACTTTGGAGGCAGCTACTGGGATGGTTTCGGGTGGGGTCGCGGCAGCATTTACGACGGATACTACGGTCCCTATGGGAATTACACCTACCTGTTAGACGGCCCCTTTGATCGGGATGACTCCGGCACCGTTGTTGGTGAATCGTTAGTAAACCCGGCCACAGGGCTCCCATACGAAATCAGGTACAACCAGCACGGTTACAATCAATACGGCTTCGATGTGAACGGCTACGATCCCGCCGGGTTCGACACAAACGGTCTCAACGCCGACGGCGAAACGTGGGGCTACTACGGTGTTTGGGGACACCTTCACACGGGGCAGTCGCACGCGGATCATAAGAACGACCATGGTATTATCAATCAGGCGACTGCCAATGTTTTTCAGCACGTCGCGGCGGGCTCGTTCGGCGTGGCGTCGTGGGTCAGAGGTGGCGGCTATGTTGTGACCGAGATTGAAAATCGAGAGTTCTGGCTCGACATGAACGGCGAGCCGACACGAGAGTCTGTTTACTAA